CCGCCAATCCTGTGGTTATCAAGCCACCCATTTGCAAGGAGAAGGATACTGTTGTTGATATTGCAGAGATGTAACCAACCTTTTCAGCAGAAGCTACGGCAGCGTTTGAGGCTAAAGTCCAAGTGGAACCATTAAGGTATACCCAATCACCAGCTGAGAATGCGTGCGTCACAACTATTGTTGTAACCATGCTCGTACCAGATGCGCCAGATGCTAGTTGTGATGCCATTTGGAACTTGGGACCGGTTGAGTTATAAACTAGCGTTATGATTTGATTAGCTTCAATGTCGCCGGTGTCTAATGGCGCATCATGAATCTTGTTTATCGCAATCGGGCCTAATGAATTTAAATCCATAGTAGCCGGGCCAGTGTTAGCTGTTTGCACTTTTATGTATACGACCATTCCATCTACATAAGCTGGCGGGACAGGAGATAAAGTTGCTGCGTATGTATCTGTACCCACAGCATCAGCCGCATAGGTTTGAGCACCCGACTGTCCGGTTGGGTTTGGGGTGTTAATGCTATTAGCTATACTCATTTAATATTCCTCTTTAAACTACTGCAAAGCCGGCGGTAACCGACCCTAGCATTACCCACTTTGTGTCGGCTGTTATACAAAGCATGCGAATTGTGTCGCCAGCATTTGCTGATGTCACGGTGCCACCCACGCCAACAGTCGAAGTAACAGCACCCAGCTGCACTGACTGCCCAGCGTTTTGCGCTATCGCCCAGCTTGCAGCAGCTGAGCCTGCAATTTCAATAATTGTGCCAGCAGCGGCGGTAACCGGAAGCGTCATAACTAGAGCGCCGCCGCCTGTCGTGAAGTAACCATTACCCGCAACCATGGCCGTGCTAACAGCAACACCAGTCCAGACTAAAACACCACCACCACCGCCGCCAGAAAGCGAGGTCCAAACAGCTAGATTGGTATCATAGAATTCAGGAAAGAATGTGGTCGAGTTATACCTAAAGCTGCCGGCTGCTCCGCCTGGGCGTTGCGCAGTAGTTCCAGCCGCTACCCTTAATTCATTGGTGGCGCTAATTATAACCGTGCCTGTTGACCCCGGCGTAATAGTTAAATCGCCCGAACCTTTAGTAGTTATATCCAAACCAGAGTTGGCGTCAGTACCTAAGATCTCCATAACGGAGTCAATGCCTGTCAATGAATTTGTAAAGTTAACGTAATTTACAGACAGCGCTCCTGCTGAAGTCCAACCCACAAGCAGGCGCCCGTTAGTATCATCAATCCCTGTAGACATTGTAGATTTGGTATTAACACCGGCTCGAACACTAGCAATACTGTCTGTGCTGCGGGTTACAAGGCCATCTGAAAACTCACTAATCTTTACACCCATTTAACTACTCCTGTATTGCATAAAACTCTACGGATACATCTGTGTCAGCACCTATAGCATAAAAGCTAAGCGCATCTGTAGAGTTAACGTATAAAGCCGAAGGGTTAATGACGCTTGTATCTGCGGCAAAAGTTGCGCCAGCAGGGGCATCAGCTGTTTGGTTTACAGCTACAAATACTGTGGTTGCATCTTCATAGCTAATTACCGCCAAGAACTTATTTGTGCTGCTCGTGCCTGTGGTGGCAAGACCAAGAGCACCTATATCAGGAACCGCTAATGCAGTCGCGGTAACGTCAGCTAATCTTGCGTTGAAAATAGACTTGGTTAATTGACGACCAAAACCGTTAACACCATGAACGCTAGAATTTATATTGTATGGTTGACCCATGCTATATCTCCTTTAAATACCTATAAAACGATGCCGAATCTAGCATCACATGTCCAATGAACCTTGCATCCCTCTCCAAGGGTTGACCCAGCGGGTGTTGTGCCGGCCGGCTCAAAGCCTAAAGCGTCAGCCCCCGAGCCGGTGGAGAGGGTCCAGTCACGAGTAAGAGTTCTAATCTGCGCTGCCGCACCTGCGGTGGGATTATATAAAGCTACAAGCGGCGTGGCCCTCATAGGATTATCAAACCTTACTACCGGCCCAAACGATCCGGCGATTCCAGCAGTATTAGTCTGTATTGACGCGCTCGCACCCTCGTTACCCACATTATCGGCCGGTAAAACGCCCGGAAGGAATGACATTCGGTAATACTGCTGGCAATCCTCAATAACAGTAGTTTTGCTTTGAGGCGCGGGTCGTGTGGGCATCGTCCCATCCTGCAAAGAGATTGAAAACCATTCCACATAAGTATTTTGCGCAAGTGCGGCGGTCCCAACAACTATAGCAAAATATGTCGCGGTGTCAGTAGCTGCGACCCCTAGCAAATCCCATGCCGCAAACGGGTAGTCGTTAAACAGAGTCGTTGCAGATGTGCCAATAGTAAACTTAGCATCGCCCAAGTTGGAGCGGGCAAGCTCTGTCCACGCGCCATTCTGGGTCGCAGGTTTTCCGCTAGCATCTAATGTTAGAACTATAGAGTTAGATGTTCCGGCTGCAATATCAGGCAGCTGAGCATCAGTCGTATACCAGAGCGAAATTGTTGCGACAGTTGCGACAGAGGCATTTGCAGCTACATTCACGCACTTCTTAGAGTTTAAAAGCTTGCGGGCTTCGAGCTGGCCTAGGTATTGAACTAAGGCTAACTGGGTCCCCGCCGCCTGAGCGCTTAATGTTTTCAAGGAGCCGTTCGCGCCCCTGCTTGAGGTGATGCCACTATCAGCAGTTTGAAACAATATTGTTTGGTCCCAGACATAGTATGACTTCTCAGCGCCAACAGCTTGAGCAGCTACCGTACTGGTCAAAAATTGAGCAGGGTTAAGAGGGAAATCCCAACCTTGCAAATAACTTGGGATAGGCTTAGCTGCTAACGCAGGCTTATAGAAGTGAGACAAGTAATCTTGCTGTCTGTTGATAGTGTCTTGTCTGTAGGCAACGCCAGTTTCATTGGACTCTAAACCTACAACTTGAACTGAACTTATCACGGTGGCGGCTGCGACAGATAAGACTAGCTCTATTGTCACTGAACCTACCCCGCCCAATCCAGTGTTGTCGCCCTGAAGCAACTGGGCTGTATCCCCAAAATATGCAGTAGCAGCTGTAATATTGGTGTCGGTAAATATTTGCTGGGTAGTTCCTACGGAAGGATTATAATTCATTGTCACTGTAGATCCTGCGCCCAGTAACGCGCCACCCGCAACATATCCCTTTTCTCCTGCAACAGAAGGCACCCAAATATCAGGGTTTCCGCTTAAGGTTTGAAAAAGGCGAGTGCTGGTTATGTTTGCACCAGGTGTAATAGTTAGAGTATACGGCGGATTAGTCGGTGTATTAGTGTCACCTGCTATCGCAGTTCTGACGATAGTCGATGAGCCATTGCCGTTATGTATAATCTCTAAAGACCAGTTAGGCGCAATTTCAACTGTAGTCGTGGCCGCCCCAACGTATGCAATCGTTAAAGTTTCAGATGGATCGAAAAGGACCTCAATAAATTGACTGTTGCTTATCTGGTTGGTCATCGTGCCATCAGACACCGTAGTAGAGGATATTGCCCCGCCAGCACTAGGCCAGCCTTCTCTGGTAAACTGAACGTTACCCGCTGAATCTTCGACAACCACGTAATACAACTCTTCTGCTGCACCTGGCTGGTCGGTTTCGAACGGCAAGTAATATAAAGCAACGTTGTTGCCACCGGCATTCATTATTGTGCCTTGGGCGCTCAAAGTAATAGGGTTAGGCAACGCTGCAAATGTGTAGTTGGGCGGAGCACCTGCTAATTGGAAAACACCCTTGGCGGTTGTTCTCGCTTCGTCTTTGTAAAAATATACTTTACCACCAGCAAGAGATACGCCGGTAGTCTTGTCAACAAAATAAGGCTCAAGTGTTTTTGTTGTTACGTATAATGAATTTGTTGCCATCTTATAAAAATCCTATTGCTTTTAATATACCGTTGCCAAAACCCCAAACTGTACCAACTCCTACCACAGAAGCCGCTATTGTAAATGTATCCTTCAGGCTTTTTGCTTTTTGTGCCGCCACCTTTTGGCTTTCACCCTTTTCAACAAGCTGCTCTCTAATATCATTTATAGCCTCTTCTATGGTGCTACGTTTTTGCAGTTTGGCTTTCAGGTCTGGATGCTCTTTAAATATCTGCTTCATTTTAGGTTCGGTTAAAGTAGCCCTGACTTCTTTCATGGATATCTGTGAACCAAGCTGCTCAAGAGCTGCCGTTTCTATCTGAGCATCAAGCAGTCCATTCATAGTCTGTCTAACTTTTGGCGGCAGCATCTTGCCAAAGTCGCCTTCTAATGCTTTGGCTACATTGCCAGGCTTGGAGAAATCAACATTCATTAAGTCATGCTTAGCCAGCGCCTCAGTAAAACCTGAATCTTCTAATAGGCTAGCTACAAGCTCAGGCTTATTAAGTCTGTTTATGGATTCAAAGAAGTTTTCTGACGGAATTGAACCCCAACGATTGCGGCCTGCTTCATATAATATGTTTTCAGACTTCCAAGGGGCCTCTAGCTGCTCCCACTGCAAATCAGCCTTTTCCAGCCCTTTAAATTGCTCAGGTGTCAAATTCTCTTCTAGGTTAAATCTAATATCGTTTGTTATCTCACCTATTTTAGAGGCTTTTTCTGCGGCCCTAACTCTTTCTACATACTCAACCCCAAGATTGGAGCCATCTTTAGCAAAACCAGCTTGAGCGTTGCTAAGCTTTCTTTTGAGGCTTATCATTTCAGATACGGTTGAAGGGTTTAGGTCTGTCGCTTTGATTAAACCTTTATCAATTAGCATGCTTATTTCTTTGCCGTAAACATCCTGCAAATAATCAGCGCCATTCCAGTTGGTGACAGGCTTCTGTCCGACAGTTTTCCCCTCAACCTCGGAAGGAGCGTCATATAACTCTTTGTAAGTTTTGCTTACCTGGTCGCTGTGCGCTTTAGAGGTTTTTTGTGTCTGCTCAAACAAAGTAGCCCGTGATGCACTTTCAGATTTAGGCGCATACTGCTCCATCTCAAGCTGTTTAGCTCTTCCTTTCTCTATAGACTTATCTAATTGCCCGGCAATGTCTTGGGCTAAATCTGTTTTGGTGTCTCTAAGTTCTGCCTTAGCCTCTATCTCGCTACCTTTCAATTCGCCTATCTGCTGTTCAAGCGCTGCGCTTTCCCTGAAAACTTTAGGGGTCATTGATTCTTTAATATCCCCCAATGTTTCAGGTATATTTGTTATTGCTTCCCCAGCTCTGCCTACGCCAGATTTAACTTTCCCTAAAGCTTCGGGGGTCTTGGGTGCAGAACCCATGATTTTTGCTATGCTCGCAGCTGGGATGACGTTTTCATTTTCTCCGGAAGCTCTTAATATCTCCATCAACACAGGGTTCCCAAGAGTAGCGGCAGACGCAGGAAGGCGTTTTATTATTTCACCCAGAAATTGATCTGTAGCATCTAGGTTCTCTGGGTTTACGCCCAAAGCTTTTCCGTAGTCATAATCTGAATCTACAACCCCAGGTATACGCATGGACGGCGCACCCTCTAGCTGGTCGGGGAATTTGTCTACAGCATAATCCCTGATATTTCCAGGAGCATTAAGAAGAGCGTTGCCGCCCTTGGCTAAGGATGCCATCATATTTTTTGCGCTATTGAGTGGGTCTTCTTCTTCTAACCCCTCACCTCTGGACCTTCTGTCTAATCGGTCATAAAGCTTATTCATTCTCTCGTTTTTCTTTTTCCACATGTCATAAGGATTTAAATTCTCATTGGCAACTTGCCCAATAAGAGATGCGGTCCCCTTTGCTGCAGGCCAAATGTCACTTAGTCCCTGCATGATTGAGTCGCCAACACCTTCCAGCCCTGGCGCTGAAGTTGCCGCCTCCCTTGACGGTCTTCGACCCATGGGGGATGCGCTAGATTCTCTTTGTGAGTCTTCTTTGGTAAGAGAGTCACGCAAAGTTTCTGATTGTATATCAGCAATTTCTAATTCGGGCGCATCGTCCCACCAGTTGCTCATTTTCTCTTCTCCTTCAGATCTTTAGACCTTCTGGCTTCGTCTATCTCTTTAGTAGCCAAAGTGGAAATAGAAACATACTTACCGTTAGGCTTCTGGAAATATATTTTTTCACCATATCTATCTTCGATTTCAGCCTTTATAGCAGGGAGACTTGTCTGCTCTTCTGCCATTGCAGCGGCTTGATATTCCGGAACGTTTTGCTGTAACAGACCATTGTAAATTTCTCTACGCTGTCTTAATGCCTTCTTCAACAATAACGATCCTTTAAACTTACCCTCAAAGGTTGCAAAAGTATCCGTCTTAGATGGCTTAAAAGCATCGACAAGTTTTTGATCTCTTTCGTTCCATGCGCCTTTAATATCTTGAGCAGTATCAAGCACGATTGTGCCAAGAGCAGCATCAAGCTCGCCCTCTATCTTGCGTCTATTGGGACCTACAGTAGGAAACCTGCTGTTTGCTGGTCCAACTATCTCTTTGATGTCGTCGCGGTTATTCTCTAATATGTTGCCCACTGCATCCCACGCAAAATCTAAGCCTAAATCTTTATTGATTGCTTCAGTATTTTTGTTGATAGCAGCCTCTGCTTGCTTAACTCTCGACTTGTCCTGCTCTCTCTCCTTCTCTGTGAGGCCAATAGATGTGGTGGTCCCTTGGCCGAACACACTGTCGCGATATAAATTATTATCTGACGTGAGGTATGACTTAGATTCTGGAAGCCCTAAATAACTAGATACAAGAGCCTCTGCAAGCGGACTCATAGAATTAACAGCCTGATGCGGCGTTCTAGGCTCTTGAGGGTTTCTGTTTCCATCAACATTAAACTTGGCGCTGTCTTCAGGCTGCTGTTGCTGTTGCTGTTGCTGTTGCTGTTGCTGTTGCTGTTGCTGTTGCCCCTGCCCCCTTCCAAGATAATATTCTATTAAATCTCGTTTATGCTGGATCTGTTCTGCTTCTTGTTGCGCTTTGTTGCCTTGCGCCCTGCGTAATGAAGCCTGGGTTCTGTAATCTTCAGGAGCAAATTGAGCTTCAACATTTGCTTTGTTGGCTTGAGAGTTTTTAAAATCTATCTCACTTTGATATCTTTGGGGCGCATACTTGGTATCAATAGCACTTTGCTTTCCCTCATAATAATTTTTGACAGCATCACGCAGACCTGAGAAATCAGAAGAACCGCCACCTAATCTAAAATCAAATGTTTGTAATGGCATATATTATCCCCCACCTGCTGCTGCAGCCTTCAGGCCCTCGCCAATCGCTTCATCGCCCATCCGACCCTGAGACGCTCCATATGCATTTGATCCAGCGCCAATTGCGGCATTGAAAAAGCCGGACCTTGCTTGAGCCTGCCGGCTGGCACCAGTCATTTCTGCCTGTGCTCTTTGCCCCAGCGCCGAACCTATGTAATCTGCCATGTTTCCTGAAGCCTGGTAGCCCCTGTCGGAGATCCCACCTAGACCAGCTAAACCTTGGTCAGCCTGGTACTGTCGGCCTCTCATGCCTTGATTGCGAACGCCCATAAGGTTGTCAATCCACTGCTGCATATCGTCGCCTGATAACTGGCTAACAAGCTGCATGCGCTGCATTAAGTCTTGCTCTGTGCCTGCATACCCACCAGCAGCTGAACCGGCACCAGCAGCTTTGAGTTGTTGCTCTTGTTTATATTTTTGATATGGAGACTGCTGGTAGCTTTGCATAAGACTATTAATAAGCTGGCTGGGGTCTTGAGCCATCCGATTATATTCATCTGTTGGCGCATTATCAGCATATCCCTGGTATCGTTCTTGTAAACCTGGATCTACATCTCGGCCTTGGTTTATATAACCTTGATACGCGTCTCTGCCCAGATTAGGGATCTGATCTAAATACGGGCGCGCTCCTTCGGCTGGGTTATTCAACCCCAGCATCTTTCCTACATTACTAAAAAATCCCATATTAAATTCCTTACGCGCTAGTTATTGTTTCAATTCCGCCGACTGTCATAATCTGCATTTTGTTTGTGTCGCTGTTATACCACTGGGATGCAACTGGTATCCCCAATCCGCCTACCGCTGTTAATGTGGTAATGTTGGCATTAGATAGTTGCGGATGAACCCAGCCGTTGTCACTTAATAAATTCTGTACAGTCTGATTAAACTCTTCATGGTAATCAGTGTAGTCCTCTTGCAAAACAAATGTAACGATGGGTATAAAATTGGACATCAATAAATCTCCAAAATGCCGTTGAAAACAACAAACCTGGAAGTTCCCCAGAAACGTAACTTTATTATAAAGCTGTTAGTGGCACCCATGTTGTACCAGCTTAATATGTTTTGACGATGAGCTAAAGGCTGCAATTCACGACCTACTGTATTACTCCATGTAACCCCGCCATCTTTAGAAAAAGATAAATCAATACGTGGGCAATAAGCAATCGCTATATCGCTCAAGCTGTTTTCTGTAACCAAGTCTTGACCTTCTTCAGTAATAACAATTTCTTCTAACACTTCAGTTATAATATTAATAACTTCTCTTCGACCAGTACAATCAGGATCGTTACCCTGCTCCAAAGTCATAGTGAAAGAGTTAGGTCTAAAGCGCTGGCTATTAGTGGAGCGAACAGTGTCGCAAATGCGAATACGTTGTATCTCAAAGATAAAGTCAGACGCGTCCGCTGTGGCCTCACCTAATGATTCGTCGATAGTAGTCAAGTCGGTAGACGATTCGTAAAGCGATGCGTTATTTAAAGATGCGAAATACCACTTACGATTAAAGAAGACCTGCTGACGCGCCGGATGGTAATCCAAACACTGATCTGACAAGTTATAAAATACTGAAAGACCAACGTCGAATACTAAAGTAAAATTATCCGCTGTGTCAAAAAATGTGAGCTGATAGAATAAATGTCCATCCTGTCTATAAATCAAAGCGGTAGACTTTTCTGGCTTAATTACACTTTGAAGCTGATGATCTATCCCATCTGTGGATATAGCTTGTGCGCCCTTCTCACTATAACTCATGATAACAGGTGAATTTGTTTCGTTAGTCCCGAGCCAAAAGACACTCCTGTCACTTGAGGCAATAGTTGAAACCGAAACGCAACCCGTATCTATGCTGACAGTTGAGTTACGGCGATACACGGCAACAGTTGGAACCTGCGTCCAAATCTCACAGACGGCTCGGCCAAATACAATCACATTATTAGACTGGCCAGGCAAGCGCTGGACAGCTATAGCAAAATCTGGCTTGGTCTGTAAAGCTAATTCAGCCTCTTCTATAATGGTTGTGGAAGCATTCTGCTTAAACGCATACCATTTAGAGCCTTGCGTGTCCGTCTTTCCGTTACCGAATAAGAAAAAAGTATTGTGATATTCGACATAATTAGGAGTTAAATTTGGCTGAAGACTGCCAGTGACATCCTGGGCAACTAGAAGAGGAGGCCCAGCAGCTGCATGGTTATAAATATATGCATCCACTCCGTCAACAATACAAATCTGACTACCGAGATTCTCATCGATAGAGACTTCGCCGCTGGATGTAGCCAGCAATCCCGACAAAGGCTCTACAGCTAAAGTAGGACTAATCTTAAAAACTTTTTGGCCGATAACTATAAGCATAAACTTGCCGCGAACAGAGTTAAAAAGACCTCGCCCTTCCCCAGCATTAGGGGTCACCAAGTCCAACACGCGCTTATAACCAGCAAAGGATACCAGCCAATTATCAGAGACGAACATGTTGTAGGTTTTCTGAGAATTGATTGTAGAATATCGGCTGAACGTGGAGCTGCCAACAACGTCTATAGCTATTTCTTTAGAGCCTGGTGTGTTGCTGGATTTTATCATTCTATCTTGTCCATGCGTTGCCCAAATTTACCTGACCGTAAGATAAAGAGCTTTGGCCTCCAAGGGTGGATGTAATCTGCAGCTCTAAATCTAAAACAGCTGACTTCTTAGATATCTGTTTTCTCAGTCTGATTAACGTGCGATCTAAACCTACTGGAACACTGTATTCATATTCTGTGCATAATCTTTCAGCCAATTCATACTTAAGAAATGTTAGATAATACCTGTCATAAGTAAGCAGCAAATTTTGAACTATGCTGGTGGTAACGGCCAACCCAAACTTGCCCCAAATTTCAGCAACATAAGCAACGTCGGGCTTAAAGTATAAGTAAATACTCGAGCCATTTAATGTTCGCTCTACCCTGTATTTATAAGGAAGTGACTCCACGTTATTTGCGCGGGCCTCTCCGAAATAATCAGTACGGCTTGCTTCTTGCCACATAGGATAACGAACCGTATCAATAACATAAGTCATTGAGTCTACGTCTATAAGATTGGCGACGTCGTACTGCTCTTGGCCAACAACCATGGTCAAGGACTGATTTGTATAATAAGGAATGGCTTTATCATCAATCAGCTTCTCAGCGAGTAAATCGTCTAAGATTTGCTGGCCATGTATGAGCTGGTCGCCAGTTACCGTCTCGAAATCACGAGATACGATCCCTGACACATAAAAAGCCTGAGTAATAAGCTGCGTGACAGTAATTGCCATTTATCATCCCTCTTAATTAAAGAAAAGGCGCTAACGCAAATTAGCGCCGTGCCTCAATTAAAGTTCGTCTATGTAACCGGCACATCTGAATGCTACAGTCGCAGTAGCAGAGCTTGTTGCATACATTACTTGCATGACAGTATTTAGACCGCATGGAACACGCAACAACTGAGCAGCAACATTACCTTCTTCATTACATGCATAGCCTGTTAGACCAGCTACAGCACCAAAAGCAGTCAGCGAAACGCTATCTCCGGCTGCATTAGGAGTTAAGCTAGTATATACCAGCACTTCTAAAGCTACTTGAGGAATCAAAGTAGTTAATACTCCGATTGATACAAGTGTTTGTGATGCTGCGGTTGCCGATGATGGAATTGCAATCCCTACAGTAGTAAGACCAAGCGTACCTGAGTCATACATCATAGTTCTGTCGTTGCCATTTCCTGTTTGGAAAAATAGGAAGTTATCGCTAGTTCCGTCAGTTCTAACGCACCCTAGGCGACGAAAGATATCGTATCCAGTAGGGAATGTTATAGCGCCAGTGTGAACAGTAGACAAGATAAGACCAACACCTTTAGAGCCGCTTGAATCGCCGATTATATACACAGAATACAGTGTGCTTGCTGCTACTGATCCTGTATCTATGCCGCCGATACCGCTTACTACATTACTAACTGTAGTTGCGTTTAATATTTCTAAAGTATAAAGACCTGTAGAATCCCGGCAAAAACCAGCAGAAACGCCAACCAGCTCGTCTGGAGTCGTTGAATCGTTGCTAAGTCTTAAACCGGCTAAGAAACCACGGCTTAATGCTGCAACTGGATTATTAATAGACATAAGCTAAATCCTCGTAGTGAGGGGCGCTTAGCGCCCCGGGTTAAATTAAAGTGGGAAGATTACGCTCATCGCATAATCAGCTACCAATGCTTTACCAAACAAACAGTCATGCACGAAACCTTGTTGGTTTTGTCCGAATAATGTTCCGTAAGTTTGACGAACAGATACGCCAGTATCAGAATCAATCGCGTTTCCAGTAACAAACGGTGATTGGTCTGGTAGTCTTGGCATAGCTAAGTACAATGGATCACCACTTGTAATTAAACCAGCTCTATGGCTCGGTAAAACTGTTGCTTCCATGTTAACCAAAATAGGAGTATTTAGATTTTGGTCTTTATTGTTAGCCTGAGCATTCAAAGGTGGGTCAAAAGTTACAGTAACTAATGATCCGCCAGTAGAAGCGGCATCTGCAGTAGCTCTCATTTGAATAGGTAAACCAGTTACTTGATGGCCAACAAAGGTCATGAATCTAACGTTAGATACGCCAGCTACGCCATCGCTAAATTGTAACTTATCATGTTTTAAAATCATGCTAGCATCAGCACCAGGAGCGCCGGATACTGAGAACACGATTGAAGATACATCACCATTTACATCAGGAACCGGAGTAGCATTTACAGTTAATGTAAGAGCGCTTACGCCAGCTGTTCCAGCTGTATGAACAGGCAACAAGTTTGAACGGTACCATTCACACATGTCGAAATTTCCAACTTCCCAGCTCATTGCATCTTTATCATTACGTGAAGGTGCAAATTGATTAAGACCATTAGCTATGATCCCAGGAACCGCTAAATTGCTCAAGTAACCTTTGCACATGCCAGGAGCCGCACCGAAATCACGGAACTGAGCTAAGGCAGCTGCCAATTGATTGTAAGAGTTGATTGGTGTAACGCCATTACCATAAAAACGGTAAGGTTCAGTTACACAGACTTCAGCAACGTTTGCTTCGATGTTAGCACCAAGCTCACGAATAGCCGCTTTACCAAAACGTTCCATATAGTCTTCAACGTTCAGCACTAATTGCTGTGAGTTAAAAGCATATGAAGTTGAACGCTGTTGATCTAAAGTAAGAGTTTTTACTCTTTGTGCAGATCCCTCGAAAGACGCAACAAGGCTAGAAGTGGTTGAATAACGTGGAGGTAATTCAAAACCTACTGTGTCGCCTAATTGAGCTTCAAAGTTTTGGAAGTCTTTAAATTTTGTATTTGCTGAAGAAACAAAGCAGCATAAATTTTGTAGAAACGCTAAACCGGACATCTGCCAGGTTTGGACGTTCTCTAGCGAATTACTAGGTAATGGCATATTAGTACCCTCAAATAAAGTTAAATTATTTAGGTACTAATTAATGGCCTACTAACTCAGCCTCTTAAAAAACTCGCGTTCTTAAAATCAGCTATCGTCTTCAGTTCACTACTACTAGTACCCGCTGTTGAAGGCTTGCCTCTAGGTAGTGGCTGATTTGTAGTGGACTTATTGCCTGTCGCGTCTCGGTTCAGCTTTATAGACTTCGCAATTTCATTAACAATGCGTTGTGCTTGCTTCCCTGATGTTCGAGCGGCTTGTGCCACTTGGACAAGTTTTTGCGGATTGTTTGCCAATTCATACATTATATCGGCAGTTCCCTCGGTGCTGTTCGCAAGCATGATGACATCAACAAACTCGTTCGGGTCAATGTTAGCAATAACTTCATCGAAGTCATCGTAACGCTCTCGCCCTGCAGATAATTTGCCCTCGTACTCTGTAACAAACTCTTCAGCTCTTTGCCTTTTAGTCTGCTCGTCATACTGTCTCTGTTTAGCTTCAAATTCTCCGCGTATCTCGCCTAAAACTTCATCTCGAATTTTCCTAGAGTCGATCACTGGCATGCCACCTATTCCAGGATTAACCGGAGCTGGTGCACTTACAGGGGACTTCTCTACTTGATTTCGAGCTTGTGCTTCAGCTGCACGCTCAAACTTTTCTGCTGTTTCACGCTTAGTCGCAACAACCAACTTGTCAACCTCGCTCTGGGGAACCATATGCTCCTGAACAGGCGCGGACTTCTCAACTTCTTCCATTAGTTTACCTTCCACTTTTAACCCCAAGTGATGGGTACACCCAATATCGTATTGGTAACGCTCATATTTACCCTAAATGAGGAGGTACACCACAGGTGCAAACGTGTAAGTCTTTTAGAGGATCACCCTTATGGGGCACCTACACCTGTGTACTTACAACTGTAGCAGCTACGCGGGCTAGTGGCAAGGGTGACTAATGCAAATGCTACTTGACTAAAATTAGAGGGGTTCTGTAAGCGGGCGCCCTAAAATCTTCTTCGGTTTCACCCGGAGAAAGAATTAGGGCAGCATCAGCAGTTAGCCAGAAATGAGACTCGGTATCATCCAGCCCGGCACCTAAGTAGGTTATCTCGTAAAAGTCACGCTCCGACAAATAATAGATGTTTCTATCACCATTAGTGACTAAGTCACGCTCTAAAATTTCTAACAGTTGAGTGACGCGCATACACCCCCTTTCTAAATGTCCTCTATCCTTTTATCAGCATTAGCCTCTGTTGCAGCTTTCAGTAGCTCAACTGCAGTTCTTGCTTGCTCATCATCAAGCCTCTCAGCTTTAATCATGTCATTTGTTTGCGCGCTTTCTATTTGAGCCAACGCCTTCAACATGTCGATATCAACCTTTTGCTTTTCGATGGACAGCTCGGCAGTCTTGATAGCCATATCAGCATCCATTTGCATTTGCTTGATTTGAGATTTCATTTCTTCAATCTGTAACAAGGTTTGCGCTTCTATCTCAACTGGCGAAGGCTCTCCTGCTGACTCTTCAGCCGCTTGCTTTTGTTCTGCTAGGAACTCTTCGGCCAAGACCTTAAGCTGAGCTGCCCCACGAATCTCTAAGTTATCAACGATAACCGGAAGCCCTTTAGTATTGATAAAATTAGCAAACACCTCACTCGATGCTGACATTCGAGCAATCAAGTCAAGAGCTGCTTGTTTCTCAATTGCCGTATTAACTCCAGCCTCTACCTTTATCTGCAAAGCATTCGCATTATATTCAATCTTCATGCTCTCCGGGCTATCTGGATCGTTAATTATCTGATAAGCACGCTTACCGTCAGGCGCAATCACCGGCAAAGACCGCGGAGTCTGGTAATATTTAGGTATCAGGTCAACTATAATCTGCAAAGCTCGGTTCAAACCTTTAATGTAATTCACCAGATATGGATCAGAAGCAGCGCTGGACTGGATGGCTCCAGCTTGAATAGCCTTGCCCGAAACATCACTTCCACTACCCAGCATTCCGTTATAATTACCCAATATGGATTTGGTGACCTGGTCGGCACCCATAAAGATAGACTCAACTATTGGAGGGGGTGGTGTTTGTACAATTTCTTGGGGTGGGTTGTACTGCATTGTGCCATCATCTGAATACTGATTATAAACTAACGTTGATGCAGTCTGGATATTAGTATAAGCATCTTTGTATCCGTCTGGGATCGCCTCAAGCGGAACTTTGATTTTATGCTGCAACATGTTTTCTAATTGCTGGCCAACTGTTTGCATTGCAAAGTTTCTGAGACGTTGAATACCTTCGGCATGATAAACGTAAGGGCGCGTCATCTGATAAGAGGGGCCACTAATAGATTCCCTGAGAACTACAGAGTTTCCATCAACGAATATCAAAGGCAAATAAGCATAGTCGGTTTCGTAATAATCTAATTCTTTGTTTTCACAGATTCTATATAAATCTATAACTTCAATAACTGTTGTGCGTCTTTCCACTATAACAGGAGGCACAATAAGCTCTCCTGATTCTACGTGCTCTTTAACTCTTCTGTTATATTCTGACAGTAAGCCAATGTCGCTATCAGCTAACAGCACTAATGTCTTTCTAACCCTGCGCTTAACATAGAAGTCGGCGACTAGAACTATGTCTCCGCCGTCACCTGCATAAGACCAATTGAAAGACTCGATACTATCAGAGCGTTTAAAGGAGATGTCTGCCGATTTATCTTTCCCAAACTCTTTCTCGAACGCATCTTTTGTATAAGGAGAAAGCTCAAAACAGAACTCTCCATCACCTTTGTGAGATGCACGAGCTAAAGGGTCAAAGCCTGTCAAGGTTGGGTCGAAAACCTTGTCTAGGAATATCTTCTGCTCAAAAGACTGGGAATGTATGTAGTCAGTAAACACTCTTAGTACAGAGAACCCACCCCCTAATTGATCGTTATATATATTGTACTGAAGATTATCATTTGATACGTCGGACAAAATATGGCGGCAATGGCCTTCAATCACATCCAACGCCTGGATAAATTCAGGAGTAATGTCGCGCACTGATAAGCCATCAGCTGCTCTTACCTCAACGCTTGGCTCTTGAGTTGCGAACTCACCTAACAAGCTAGACAGGTATGCTTCCAATGTGTTGGCTTCCAGAACTGGCTTTTTAAGCCTGTCTAAATTTACCCTGTCCTTAGAGCTTAATGATGTGTTAAATACGAACTGCTTAAACTTATAAAATCTTTTGTAGTTATCAGCGAAGTAACTGTAAGCATTTTCAATTAGCTTTTTAATCTCAGATAATTCTTTTTTACCCGCTGATTCATTCTTGTCTGTCATTCTATCTTCTCCCTAGATGCGATATGGCGTCAGAGCGTACAGCCTGACCTTTGGCTAGTGTAGCCAATATATTCGCACGTTTCTTGTCAGTTGTCCCAGCTAATGCGCCTTCAGGCAACGCAAACGTTAAGCATAGTGCATCAGCCATATCCGGGGATCTGATTCCGCGCTTTTTCATGTCCGCTTTTTGTTCCATAACAAGTCGTGAGCTAGAGTCAACTTTGTATTTAATGTTACAAAGGTCGGCATGCAGCTCGTCATTGTCTGGAATTTGACAAGGCATATCATCATCTAGCCACTCACGCAGAGTACCCCACATCTCAGCACGCTTGTTAAAGTAACGAGCGGCATCCCGGGGCCTGCTACCCGCATTCACAGCCACTAATATTTCTCCATGACCAAGCTCTTTAAGCCTGTCAACTACTCCAGCACCGAGGCCGCCGACATCAACAAACACACGAGAAGGCTTATGCTTAGCAATAAGAGTATCGACAATACCCGTAACCTCCATTGTATCTTTCTTGCTGTGAGCTTCAACGCTAGGCACCCGCCGCCCCTGTCGCATAAGAATACACGTCCTGTCATCACCAAACCTCGCTGGGTCAACGCCCATAACAAGCGGGCCATACGCATCCACCTCTGATTTTCTGGCCTTCATCACCATGTCAGAGGGTATGTAGCCATCCTCGCCCGTAAGCTGGAATGCCTCCTGTGAGTTGCACGGGTACTCCTGCTTAAAGCTCTTAACGCCATCAACCCCATTAACTGAAAGCTCAACTATCTTGCTGCGACGCCAGTTCAACTGCTCATACTGCAGAAAGTATTGCTCGCTTAATGCTATTTCTTCTGGGGTGGGGGTGAACGTGCTATCTACAGGCCGAACATATTCTTCTTGCCAATACCACGGGACAAAGATAGCTATAAAATCACTAACGCCGCTTTCAGCTTTCTGCCATTCTTGATGGAAATAGTTCCCCACCCCGTTAGCCGTGGACTCTAGCAAGACCTCAGTTCCCGTAGCATTAGGTACGGCCTGCATTATGCCTACGCTGTGGTCGGCTGCGTTGCTGAAAAACGCAACCTCACTACAATGTAGAAGCTGGATAGTAGCACTGCGGCCTACGTTCTTATTCTCAGCGGTGCCCAGCTTGTAACCGCTATCAAGGCCACCAAATATAAGCTCTTTAGAATTACTTGTTGAAACATCCGGCTTAACAGCTAGCGGGGTGTGCTCATAATAACGCTTGGCCATCTTGTACAGATTGCTCGTAGCATCTAGGGCATGCGTAAGGATGAACGCCTGGGTTCCGAAGTTGTGGGTTACTTGATGATAGAACCTAGCCCCCACGTAAGTGGAGCACCCTTGCTGACGCCCTTTTAATATTAGCGCTCTAACTTTACCCGTCTCTTTCTTTTGCTTCTCTAGCTGTTCATGTATATGGAGCTGAGCTTTATTGAGGGCAAATAGCTCTATTCTGCCATCTTTGGTTCTAATCTTTAGGCAGCGGGCGGCATAGTAAGGAAAGTCATCCTTGAGTCTTTGTTTTATCGCGCGGTCTTCATCATCCATAATTAAGTGTACACCTTATCGACGTATTACTTTAATGTGTCGATATTATTGTCTTTTATAGTCTTAACCTCATCATTCAGCACATCTATGCACGCAGCTAGTATTTTTAATTTATACTCTACCGAATAACTAGCGTCGTTAATGAAGTCGATAGCTCTTGTGTCTCGAAATATACCCGCTGACTCTTCGCCAAATAGCATTTCAATCCACGAGCCTTTTAATTTGTTTCTCTTTTTAACTTCCAGTTCCATTTTTTCCTTTCTTCTTGCTGTCCTGGCATCCTCTCTACCAGATGTTAATCCGTGAGTGGTGACGCGCTTAATAAAACCTGCTCTTTATCACCGCGATATACACGCTTAGCTCCGATAACCTCCAACATCCGGAATCGTTTACCGATAGAGCTGTGCGTATCGAGAGATACTTCAATCATACATCGCACCCTAATTGTTCAGCCATATTTTTTAGTGCTCCTCACTTAGCTCCTTAACAGGGATAGGATCAGCCACGAATTCGCATACTACTATGTCGCGACTAAAAAGTAATCCGAGCATATCACCCCGAACCCGGCATGCATCTATGTTATAAATCTCTCCGTTAATGGATATGCATACTGATGCATCCCCGTGCTTTTCTTTTACTTCTTGCAGTGAGCCTATAACCTCATCTAAACTAGCCATTAATCTCTCCTATTTTTTTCTTCGTTAATATTCTTGTGCGGCGGCTTTGCGTTAGACCTGCTGCCCGATGCGTGAATCATTTTTGTGGGGTCATTTTTGCGACCGCCCGATGCTCTAGGTAATACTTCTACTTTTTTCATAATAACTTTCCTTGTAATTAAATGTACGCATCAACTACATATTGTCATAATATGTACTCATTTTTAACTTTTATCGACATGTTTCAACCATAAATAAATCCTTTCTTGACAATCATAACAGTAATAATCACTCTTATCGCACGACTTTTTAGCTTTGCATTTCATGTAAATTCTCTGGTGATATGTAGGTATGAACTATCTTGCCGTCAACCTCTTTTGTTTCAACAGCGCCCCCAAAGAAAGCGCACTTGTATGCCAGCTCTACCATCAAGTCAAAATCACAACGAGGTTCGAAATACTTTTTTAACTCTTTCCAGGCTTTAGGGTCGGTTAGTTTTAATTCTTCAGTCATTCTATCTCCGTCAAAGTGGCAATCCGGCATTTACCATAAGTATCCGGGCACTCTGCTGACATTGCATCTAGCACCGTTTGCAGTTTTTCTCTGTTTTCAGGGTATCCT